CTTGTTCATTTATTCACCACCTTTCTCAGCCTCTTCTGTAGATTTATCACCATATCTCTTTTCTAAATAATAATCATATTTATCTAAAGGAACATGATTTAAGTCTATATATAAAGAATTAGTATTCTCTATATAAGGCAAGTTTTCCTTAGATCTTATTTCTTCTACAGTTATTGCACCAGTTTCTTTCATAGCCTTATAAAAACTCGCTCTTTCTGAACTACTGCCTCTCAATATGCTCTCGTAATTTATTCTAAAATATAAACTTTCTTTTTCTGTAGTGGTTAATAATTTATAAGTCATTTCATTTTCAATCATTTTTATTAAAGGTAATAAGCTTTCAATAAATAAATTCTTTTGATTCTCAGATAAATTATAACTACCTTCACTTATTGAAGTTAATACTTTAGGAACATTAAAACCTTGATGTATTTTATCATCTAGTATTGCTAAAATCTCTTTTACTTGAGATTCTGCAAAAGAATAAGACTGTACACCATTTCCTTGAATGGTATCAAATTTCATTCCTTCCTCTAAAACAGCAATGTTATCATCACCAGAATTAAGCACTTTATTAAATGCTTTCTTTAAATTAATTTTAGCTATCTCAGATAAATCGTCACTTTCTACAGTTATGATTCCTTTAATTATATTCTGCAAATTTGAATCGTATTGCTTATTAATTAAATTATTTACACTCTTCTTAGTTACAATTACACTTTCTAGTGCATTAAATCTATCAAAAGTATCCCTAAAATGAAGGCAATTATTATAATTTACATTTACAGGCTCATTATCTATAGTTCCACTAACAAAGTAAGTACCACTCACTTTATTTAAATTAGGACTTTCAATAATATTTAAAGAAGACACCTGTCCATTTTTAGTGCTTATTTTAATAAAAACCTCTTTATTTATTAACATTTCTTGCAATGATTCCTTCATAAAATCAAAATAATTTTGAAGAATGTTAGGTCTTTTAAGTACATTCGTCAGCTTATTATTAACTCTTATTGAATCCTTTTCTTTAGTTTCAAATAGTTGAAGGCTCATACTTGCAATATAACCACTTAAGACACTTATACAACTCATTGCTGTTGAATCATGCTTTAAATCTTCTCTAGTTACATCTACATCACCTAATAATTTACCTAATTCATCTAAGTTAATACTAGAATTATATAAGCTCTTTTTAGTAACAGATTTATAATTTTCTATTTTCATTTATTCACCTTCTTTCTACTAAACTTTTCTTTATCTCTATTATCTTTCTTTCTAATACTATTAACATTAATCCTGTAACGAATAAACCTAAAGCAATTGTTACAAAATAAGCACTAATAGCAATTAATAAAAGTGAAATTAAAAATAATATTTCTTCTATGTAATCAATTAAAAATCCTTTCATTTCCTCACCTCTAAACTATGTATTTATCATCAAATATTTTATTAAAATCTTTCTTTTTCTTTTCAGAATAAAATTCAACATAGCAAAATATCAAAGTAACAAGCAGATCTATTCTTTCCCACTTATTTTTACGATTTTTTGCTATCATTATATCTCCACCTTTACCTTCTGAAACCTTAGCACAAGCTACGCAATAATCTAGAACATTATTCTTTTCATATTTTACTTTTTCTTCATATACTAAATCTCTAAATCTAAGCGTATATCTACTAAGTTGAGTATATGTTTGCTTTAAGACAACAATATCAAAATCATCTTGTAATTCATTTACTAATAATTCTGAATAAGTTGGATCTATGTATATATTTTAATAGTGCATTTATATTTAGACTCTATATTCCTTATATATTTACATATATCTAAATACTTAATATTATCGCCCTCTTGTATCGTTACATTATCTAAAGCTTCTTCTGCTAAATAGTTTATATTTTCACTTCTATTTACATTGTTCAAACTGTTTTCAGGTAAGAATCCATGTGATTTACAGTAAATAACTTCCCCCTCCTGATACATTATTGATATACTTGTCAAATCTGTAGTTTTAGATAAATCCACAGCAACAGAAACCTTCTTACCTTCAAAATCTACTTTATCAACTTCACATTTCTTCCATAAGTCTTTTTGTAAATAGAATTCCTCATCCGATACGCTATCCAACATTATGTTCATATTTTTAGTTATATGTTCTATCTTATCTTTTTCAACTATCTTTGCACGTTCTCTAAACTGTCTAATCTCTTCATAGTTTTCTTCTATTCTTAAAGGATTAGCTCTGTATATTCCTTGATCTTCCCAAATCTCATCCTTATTAGCATAGTAGATTAAGCAGAAATACCTTTCATTTACTTTTTCATCCTTTAAAATCTTTCTACAGTAATCTAATTCTCCATACATAATGGATGTAGAATTAGGATAGGCACTTGTAGTATAAAACATAAGTGGATTCAATACTGATTTCTGACCACTCCTTAATGCATTTATATTATCTTTAGTATCAAAAGCACCTAATTCATCTGCTACTACATAACAACCACGAATACTATTATTCTTATCTGCATTGGCAGTTAAAGGCTTATAATAACTTTTAGTAATTAAACATTCTAAATTACCTGTCCATTGCTTAGATATTTTAAATCTCTTGCATAAAGCAGGACTAGCTTCTATTATTTGCTTTATTTGTTTTCTTAATTCACTCGATAACTCTTTATCTAAACATATAGAATAAAATTCACTATAGTTCTGTTCTAGCAACATACCAACTATAAATATAATTGCACAAATTGTTCCTTTAGCATTCTTTCTCGATATGAACAACATCGACTCCCTATATCTAAATTTATTTTCATTACTTTTAAATCTCCACCCAAATATATTTACAACTAGAAAACATTGAAATGTAGCTAAATTATCTAATATTGGCTTTCCACCTAAAAATCCTGTAGCAAATCTCATTAGTGAAATTATTTTTTCAACTTTATCTAACTTATCTTCATCAAAATAATATTTAAAATCATCTTTATATTGCCTATTATTATAGTCATTTAAAAACTTTTTACATTGTGCTACAACTTCCCAAGTAGTAACTTCCTTACCACTCACACAATCTTCTGCATATTCAATAGCTTTATCTAATAGTATCAATTAATCACATCCTTTCTTCTATAAAATAAAAAGATGCTTTACTATCCCTACCTTGTTAGATAGAGATTAAAAACATCTTAACTCTTTAAAATATTTAATAATTCATCGTTATCTTCTTCTGTTTTTGCTAAAGATAAAGTAGCTAATTTACTTCTACTCATAGGACTTAACCCTAATTGGATACAACATTGATAGAATATTGAATAGTAATCCTTATAAATATTTATAGCTGGATTTTTTTGAAGTGATCCATCATTTTTCTGAATTACTTGTCCAAACTCTTTTATTTTTTTATTAGCTTCTTCCATTTGTAATATTGAATTAACAGTTTGTATCAGTATATTTATATCAAGGTTGTTGAGAATATTACTTGCCTTTAACTCACCAACTAGAAATAAATATAGTTCCTTCTCTTTTTTTATTTTTAATTGTTTTGGTACTTCATAAACTAAGTCATGATTACCCTTTAACTTTTCTTCTGCTTCCTTACGTTGCTCAATTTCCTCTTTAGTGTAATGTTTACTTGTTAGCTCTAATGGTTTTGCAACAGACATAATATTTCACCACCTTCCTTTGTTATTGAAAATAATTTTTAAAGGGATATTTTTTTATAAGTGAGGGGCTAAGGCTTTAGAAACACCACAAAATTCGACATTTTAAACTGCTAGGGGGCTATCCCTCAACTTTCTTAACCACGCTTGACATTCCTTCTTACTTTCCTTACTTAATTCATACCTCATATGTACTTCTTCATGTACTTTAAATGATAAAGGAATCAAGTTATCTCTATCAAAGAAGTTGCTCTCATTAGCTTCCTCAATATGATGTAGTATCTTAGCTTCCTCAACCTCACCTTTCCCTAATGAAACTAAGCACATCCAATTATACTCAGCCATTATACTTTGTCTTAACTTCTTCCATCTCTTAGTATGATATAATCTTCTGTAACTACATTGTTCATAATCATACTTATCCTTACTTCTCTTGCTCTTACATTCATCACATAAAGCTCCTGTGGTATAGTCCATAATCTTACCACAATCACAACATAACTTCTTTAAAGCCATACTTGACTACCATATATTCATCTCACATTGATATTCAATACCCACTCTAGCATCATTGCATTTTATACTGAATGTAGTATCACCAAATTTTAATGTTAATGTATCCTTAATATTCCCTGTTACCCTACTATAATCAATCCATTGTACATCTATATTATCTCCGTCTATTATAAATATCTCGCCAGACCTACAATCCTTAACAGTTAATGTTTCACCATTCTTTTTATTAGTAACTATTAAATCACCATCTGCAATTATTTCAGCTTTTATTGTTGCATAAACATCATTTCCTTTATTACCTAAAGTTATTTCTTTTGGACTATTAGTACTGTTTACTTTTAAAGTTGATGTGTATATAGGAGTATAGCAGTATGGACTAAGTGATTGAAACTCGATACTAAATTCTCCTACATTCTTACTGTGTCTTTTTAAACTTCCACTTATAGGAATAACATAGTAGATCCTACCACCTATCTCTAATAAATTTACTTCTTTATTACTAAAAAATAATCTATTAATCTCATCTAAAAAAGTTCCATTTGTCCATCTAACATCTAATGAACTAGGAACTCCATTAACTTTTCTTATAAACTTTAATGTAAAAGTAAAGTTTTCTTTATCAACATTCACAAAATAATTATTGTTACTATTAACAGTTTGCCTAACTCCTAACTGATTCTCTAATTCTATATCATCATCTATAACGCATAATTGATAAAAATCTAAATCGTAACCATTATATCTAATTCCATTTTTATTTCTATATGTAAAACTCACCTTATCACCTACTACAAAATAATTCTATTTCTTATTAAGAAATCTAAAGAATAAGAACCTTCATCATCTCGAAAATAGAAACTTTCTCCCTTTGTTCTTGTTTCCCAAGACCTTGCTATATCTTTTAAATCAAATTTCATAAAATCAATATCTTTACCATAATTTTTAAAATGTTCTTCTCTATAAACTATTTTAAATCCTAATTTTTCTGCTTCCTTAATTAACATTTCTTTTAAATTTTTATCCATCTATTTCACCTATCCCTTTATTTATTTATTCATTTTACTTTTTATATTCTTAACATCTTCAAATATATCTCTCGGCATTTCGAAGTACCAAATTCTTTGTATTTTGTTTTTATATTTCCAGTGAGGTATCTTCTCAGTAAAATATAAATACTTATTAAGCTTTATTAATTCTTCTGCAATATAAACATTAGTGACCTCATAAAACTTTTCACAAACTTGATTTTTTAAAAATGCTTCCTTCTTTAAATCCATTTATTACACACCCTTCATCATTTATTATTTCCCCTCCAAGGAAGAGAGCANACGCCTAAGAAAAGACTGNGTAAATTTAAAATTAAACCAANAACTAACTAATAAGTACGTAAAAGAAANACACTAACCT